TGTTCCAACTCGCTAATCAAAGACTCGCGTAGTTCCTCCTGACTTTTACCCAGTTTGCTTTCCAGTTGAGAGTATGAAGACACCAAATCCTCTGCTGTCTTAAATTTCTCTGGCAACCAAGAAGGCCGATCTGAGGCTACTGCCTCTGCTGAACCATCCTGACCTGAAAGCAATGTCTGAGTTTCAGAGGTGGCTTCAGGTGCTTCGGCTGTTGCCTCTACATTATCTGTTGCTTCACTCATTTCCTTTTACCTTTTCTGCATGTTTAATCCGTCTCTCAATGAGACCTACGAGGTAACGCTGTCCTTCAAGGTGGCGTAGTTCAGCGTCCCCAATGTTCGCGCCACTTACCGCTTCTATAGTTATAGAACGTAAATAACGCAGAACGTCTTTCCCTAAATCACTAGAGAATAATGCGGCTACATTTTGTGAAATCTTTATATCCGTTGCTTGACCACGGACAAAACCATCAATGCTTACTTTTGACATTTATCCCATTACGGGAGGTTGCTGTTGCTGTGCCATCATCTGCATCATCTGTTGCATCTGACGACGTTCCTCCTCGTCCCTAATTAAAGTATCTGGTACGCCAAACTTACGTCCGAGATACACAGCCGCTTCCTCCGAGTTAATCAGCATGTTTACCATCTCTGGTCCGAAGCGTACCGCAACCAATTCAAGGAAGCGATCAACTACAGTAATGTCCTGATTAGCTTGTGCTTGTGCAAGCGGCGATACACTACGCACTTTTACCTCACGACCATTTACAGTCGGAAGATCAATACGGCCTTGCTTCTTCAGAATGTAAACCACACGCTGAAGAATAGGCTGAACCATCTCTGACATCAGACGACCAAAGGCTGAGCCAATACGCCGTGACAAATCAGCCATGCGCTCAGCTACCTCTGTTGCTGTAGCAGGGGTTTTGTTAGGGTCGCCAAGCATGTCATTATAAAGCGCACGCTTAATATTAAGGCGCATGTCATTAAGAACCAAGCCTGCCACATCAAAACTACCAGCAGGGCTAATAGGCTGAAGGCCAGCAGTCCCAGGGGTTTTAGGAATGACAGTGCCTGGAACAAGGTTAATTGTATCGACATTAATAACTCCGTCATCATCCATCTGGTAAATGCCAGAGATAGCCATCTGAGCATTTTCAAGAATCAACTCTACTGTTAGGTTAGTTGTCTTGATTGCGCTGAGTGCATTAACAAGCGGCCCACGCCCATAGGTTTCCCCAGCCGCTTTAGACCAACGGAACGCAACAAATGGGTTAGAGCCAATACCATTAAAGATATCAGCCATAATCATTTCTTGTGATTGAAGGTCGATAACATAATAGCCATACCGCTCTTCGTTTACTTTGTCGTAAAGGCGGCAGACAACTTCAAGAATCTTTGTCTTGCTATCTGGAGTTTGCTCCATCCGCTTCATTAGCTGTGGGCTAAACTTCCCTTTCTTATAGACATAAGGTAGGTCTTGATAACGGATTTCACGCTCACGATAAACATGATCGATGCGATCATTAGGTCCAGACTCAAGCACAATATGTGGCAGTGGGATAGCGGTAAAGCGAATAGGTGACACAGCATCACCTTCATCAACCATCAAGCAAGCAGTGCCTACAGCCAAGTCCATAAAGCACTCATGGATTTCCTGACCAAAGTTTGAGTTTTGAATAACCTCAAAGATATACTCAGTTACTTCGTCGAGTCGGTTATTGATTTGGTCAACCTCTTCTGGAGGAACTTCACTTCCAGCCACAAGATCAGCCCAACGTGCAAAATTAGGAACAAGCCCTGATTGTAAGCGTGAAGCAAACTCTTGCACACCAACCACAGCCGTTTCATCAAATATCTTATCATCTCTACGTTGCCCTGCCGCTTGGAAATGGAAACCCTCGCGTTGTGGCAAAGCATAGTCATAACACTCTTGGAACAAGTCCTCGAAGTTGGCTCGCTCGGCTTTGGCCTTGTTGTATTTCTCTACATACTTTTTAGCTAGATTCTTATCCATTAGGCAAAGTACTCATCAAAGAAGCCCATCCCACCGCTAGGGCCTGTTGTTACTGAACGCTTGGAACGGCGGCGTGTAAGACGCTTAACTTCTTGATCTGTTGCCTCTGTCTTGGCTTCAGCTTTAGCGGCTTGTTCCTTTGCTAGCTCTGCATCAATCTGTGCTTGTGCTTCTGCTTCTTTCTTCTTAGCTTCTAACTCGCGCCGATTCAAGTCTTGTCGCATTTGCTCCATGGTAAAGCGCTGGCCTTCCATGAGTTGCATTTGTTGTTGGAGCTGTTGTTCATACGCTAAGTTAGCACGTTTTTGTTCTTTGCGTTGGCGTCGAGACTCATAAAGAGATGCACCAGTGTAAAGCAAACTTGGCAGTATTCTTGCGCCAAAAGATGACCAATCCATAACTAACTCCTACTGAAAGTATCTTTCAAAAAAACCACGACCACCTCCAGTACCAGTCGCTACACCCCTACGTCCACGTTGCCCACGCGCAATGCGCAATGACATGGCATCAATCTTTTCAGACTGCGCTTGCTTTCGGGCATTTTCTTCACGTTGCCGTTGGATTTCAATAGCCGCGCCAAGGTCTGTTGTGCCATAAGTTTTAGCAACGCCAGTTAAATCTTTTTGCCCAAGAAGAGAAAGAGATTCTGCATCTTTCTTTTGTTGAGCAATACGAGCCTGTTCTTGAGCCTTAAGCCTAGCTTCTTCAGCCTGCATTGCTTTTTGTTGCTCAGCTAATTGTTGTTCACGCTCTGATTTCTTTTGATTATAAACAGCAAAGATTTCATCACGATCACCTTTAATTTGATAGGCTACTTTTCCTGCACCAACAACCCCAGTTAACCGATTAAGTTCAGCATCAGCTTGCATTATAAACTGCTCAGCTTTTGCAAAATCATATTGATCTGCTGGAGTATCAGCAACTTTTAAAGCTTGTAAGTCTTCGCGTAATGCCATCGTTTTATCCTAACCTAGACCATAGACTTGTTTTAACCTTTTTTGCCTTTCTTGTGAAGACATCAAATTCTCTCTTCATTTGGAATGGCTGTGAGGCATGCTGATTGTTCAGCACTTGTCTGCCTTCACCAGCACCCAGCATCATATACTGCATTGCATCGTGAATATGAGAAAAGCGGTTTTTGTCTGGCTTATCGTCGTAACGCTCACCAGAAACTTGCATACGTTTATACTGATAACCACCTTCAAACCCCTTGATTAGTTCACGGCATCTTGGGTCAATTAAGACACCAGACTTGCCTTCAACCATCCTTTGCAGAGGGTTAGAGACAGATTCAATCCTTAACGAAACATCGTTACTTGGGGCTGGCCTTGCTCGCAAGCCAGCACCTCGCAGTACTTGGAAAGGAGTACTCTCATCAGTTTGAGCACGGAAATCACCTGAAGGGTCACCAAATATATTTACTTCACAGTTGGCGTATCTAACAGCAATCTCTTGTCGCAACAACTCAGCAAAGCGCACAATCCCCATGTCAAACGCCACAATCTCCTGCAAAACCAGCCAGCGTCCTCGAACCTTCTGACCAAAGACTGCGGCAGGAGTAAGACCAAAGTCCAGTCCAATATAGACAGGCATGCCATCAGCAATAGGTATTTCTTCTTTTGCCACATGGGTATCAGCAACAAACATATTATAGACTGGCTTGCCATCTTGGATAATGCCAAGTCGGTTCATTACATATACATCAATCCAGCTTTTAGTTTTACCCCTGATTAAGTTAGGGTAATAGCTTTCAAGCATGTTGGTTTGGTTTTCTGCCTTTGGGTTGGGGACATAATCATCTATGTTCCCATCCTTATCTTTCTTTTCAAGCATCCCTGCTGGTTGCGTAAAGAACATCCAGTTATCTGGCTTGACAAGCATCTTGGCTTCTTCAGCAGGAATATGGTCTGGCACTGGAACCTCACCAGACATAATAGGCCACCAGTGATCTTCTTCAGGAGCGTTGGTATCGGCAATCACCCCAGTCCAACTAGGGCCGCCCTCACGCATAGAGGGGTAACGCCCGACACGCATGGTACAGGCATCGATGATAGATTTGGGTAACTCTCTAGCCTCATTTATCCAGATGCCCGTAAGTTCGAGAGAGAGAAGTTTTTTAACATCCTCTGGTCTATCAAGGGCTAGGAAGATAACCTCAAGGTCTAAGTCACCACGCTTTAGGTGGTGCGTATACGGCACTGACCATTGAAACTTGCCCCAGTCTTCTTCTGGAAACCAGTCAAGCCAAGTCTTGATTGTGGTAGTTCTAAGCTGTGGGTTAGTGTTACGAATGATAGCCCAGCGTGATTTGCGGATACCTTCATCGTTTTTCTTCTGTGCAAGCGCCCTGCGGAATACTTCCACACAGCAAGCAACAGACTTACCAGAACCAACGGGGCCGCGAATACCACGGAAGAAGGTATCGTCCCTCATAAAAGCCTTGAGGACATCACCATCTGCTTTGTACTTAAATGTCGTCAACCTTAAAGTCCTTCCCGATCTTCAGGAGGTTTGCAACAACCTCTGGGCCAATAGATGCAATCATCTTGTCAGCTTCATAGTCTGTGCAAAATTCTTTAGGGTAATGTTTGAAGTGAACCTTCTTTACAATCTTTCTAAGAACGCGACGTTCTTCTTCGTTAATTGTATGTAAAAAACTCATGCTCGATACTTCCTCACCTTGTTTGCTATACTTTTGGGTTGCTTAGAAAACTGCTTACCCTTGGCTAACGCTCGCCGCTTTGCTCTGCTTGTTCTGCTGTACTCGTCACTAGATAAAGCTTTAATTGCTTTCTCAGGTAGATAACGCTCGCCTGTAGCGTTTGCCCCTTGTGTTGAAGGCTTACCACTTTTGGTGCGCCACTTCTGAGCCGTCCATCTGCGTAGGCTTTTCTGCGAGTCCTTGAGAGCCATTGTTTCCTCAATC